CCGGTTGAAACCAAGCCAATTGCAAGGCTAATTAAAATTGGGACATAAACCGATGGAGGACCGCCGACAATGTCAGGGATATGCTCATAACCAGCAGGTCGAATCCTGTTGCGCCGAATAACCTCACCAACAAACTGACGATATTCTTCTTCTGTTGATCCAATCAGCGCAATAAGCTGTTTTTCGTACGGAAGCAATGGCGCTTCGTAAACATACGAGCCGAAGACCATGCCACCTTCTGCGTTCTTTTGTTGATGTATAGAACGCCTTTCTGCCATGAGACTGCAAATGCCCAGCTCTGCTGCGGAAGGAGCAGAATATCGCCATCATACTCAGGGTCCGAAACCCTGTCGCCCCAACGCAAAAGATCTCGCAGCGTTTCGTATTTGCCGCTTTCGTACCAGGACTGCTTGAATTCAGGCGCTTCAATGCCTAGGTGATCAAGCACGATGTAGCAGAGATGGATGCAGTCAATTTTGCCGTTGGTGCCGTCTGCGCCTAGCTCAAACGGCATTCCAATCAAATCACTGCAGCGACACATTGCTGGTCACAGGCAAATTGCCAACAAGGTCTTGAGAAAGGCTGCGACGAGGAATGTCTGCACCTACTGCGTCCAGAATCGTTCCAACGGCGAGCGATAAAGCGGTTTGATCCCATTTGCCGCCAGATACCTGGCCAAAGTATTGATGCACACGGCCTGCAAGGTCAACGCTGGTTGTTGACGTAGCGTCCACAAGCACCACGTCAACTTGCACAAACCAACGATCGTTGATTGCCTCAAACGCCCATTCCCTAGTCAAGGCATTGTTAGGGAATACCAAGCTGGCATCGGTGCCGTCTGCAGTTCTGTTGATAGTTACGCCGCTAAATCCAAACGGCGCAAACTGATATTGTTCGCCGTCATAGTCCATGTTTTGACCAATGAAAAAGTTTTGGAAAAAATACGTGGTCGTCTTGTAGCCGCCGAGCTGAGTTTCAGCGTTAACAGGACTTTGAAACGACAGAAAGTTGCCAACTGAAATCGTGCTCATAGCCCGACTCTCCTACGAGTGCTGCTGCTCATCTGCAAACGCTTGATTGCTTGTTGCTCCCCGCGCTGTGCGCCTTGTTTAGCGGCTTGCTGCATACCTTCTTGGAACTCTGCAGCAGTCACGTAATCAACGTTGTTAATGCGCTCCACCTTAAAGCGGACATCAATTGCCGCACTGCCTGCCGCTCCGCCTGCGCCATCAAACCCAGCAGTCTCGCCTTGTGCTCCAGCGCCTGATGCCTTAACTGACCTCTGATAACGATTCATCGCTGCAAGCATTTGAGCATTGTTTGCCCCAGAGGCTTGGACTCCTAGCTTTCCTTCTGGTCCTCTCTGCAGTGGAAGGATTGCCTCAGGCCCAGCTTCACCCATCAACCCGAATCGACCCGTCCCTCCATCTGCGTAAGGGAACAATGTCGGTCGTTTAACGATGCCGCCCTTGGCGTAAGGAATAATTCGACTCTTCGCGAATACTCCACCATCAGCGAACTTTCTTCCAACATTGCCAGCTGGATTAGCGCTACCACGTCCAACAATGCCAGCTGCATCAGCGCCACCACCTCCGGCCTTGCCACCTGCAGCATTCCCACCAGGGCCGCCCGGTAGCAATCCGACCAACTGATTCAAGATAAACAGCGTGATCATTTTTTGAATAATCTGCGCTGCCATGTCTAAGAAGAACTTGCCAACATTTTTGAAGAAACTTGCAAGCGCTTCTTGAGTAGTTGCGCTACCTGTAATCACGCTCATGAATGAGTCGGTGAATGCATCGCCAATTGCGTTGGCGGCATTGGTGATTGCATTGATCGGGTTGACTAGATCTTTAAGCTCTTGCTTGAGATCTTCTATGTTTGCTATCAGCCCTTCTCTGATTGTTGGCGGTTTTGCCGCCTCCTTTGCCTTGTCTTTAGCGTCTTCAGCGTCACCTTCTATGTCTTTTTTGCCTTGTTCGAGTATTTCAATTTGCCTTTCTAACTCCTCTGTGATTTGACCTGCAGCTTTTAGCCTAGTTATTTCAATTTCAAGCAGCCTAATGCTTGCCTCAGCTACTTTATTTATCTCAATAAATTCTTTTGCAAGTTCAGGGTTGACGCCTTCTGCTAGCAACTTCCTGTACTCTTCATCGGAAGCTATTTTATCTTTCAATCTTTGGTTGACTTGCTTCAATGGTTCTCTGGCTTTTTCAATTAGATCATTGGAGCGCTTTCTAAGCTGATTGGATTGAGCAATACTTAGCGCCTCTTCGGCCGCAATTCTTAACTGATCGATCTGAGCATCGAATCCATCTTTCTGCAGCTTTGCAAATGCAGCCTGCAAGTCATTTCTTTTAGCTGCTTGAACTGCTAAAAGCTTTTCAATTTCATTTTGCGCTCTAGACGCAGCCACTGCATTTTGCAATTTTCTTGCAAGCTCAGCCGCAGCGTTTCTCCTTCTTTCAAGAGCTTTTGCGGCTTTGCCTCCGTCTTTGTCTCCTTTGTCCTTTGGATCCGAGAATTTAGTTAATTCTGGCTTCTTTACAGCGGCTGGTATAGGCAAAGAAAGATTTTGAGCCGCTGCTCTTTTTCTTGCCTCCAGCAAACGCCCTCGACCTGCAAGTTCGGCTTGCGATTCAAGCCCAAATACTGGAGCCAAGACGCCAAGAGTAGACGTTCCAAAGGCTCTCAATCGGCCTGCACCAGAAGCTCTTTGTGCTTGCTCTTTTTCAATAGCTACAAGCGTGCTTGCAGCAGTATCTCTTCTTTGAATTCCTCCCTCACGATCTTCCCCTGCAAAACGCGCAGCAGCACCTTCCTCAACCTCGCCCCTTAGCCTTCTTAACTCTTTTAGAGTTGATTGCAACTTGAAAAATCCAGTAATCGCAATATCAACTCCTACGGTTACTATTCCAATAAGAGCAAGAGAGCTAAGCGTTGACTTAACAGCTAGCAATTTCTTGTTAGCAAACTTAGCCCTATTTCCTGCTGTTCCAAGCTGTACTTGAAGCATCTGGAGCATAAGCCTCGCCGGGCCTTTCAAAGCGATTAATCCCTTGATGGCAAGATTTACTAGAACAAGCTTCGCTGCAATTTCTGCAACAGTTTTAATTGCACCCCTGTTTCTAACTATAAACAGCAAAGCTTCGCCTATCGCTTCAGCGGTGTCTATAAGATCAGGTCCATTCTTTTTAATAAAATCATTAAGTGCGTTTTGCAGTTCAGCTCCGATTGGCTTCAGAGCATTTCCTAGCTGCTCACGCAGGTCGTCGTACACAACTCCGAGCCTCGCTCCTGCTGATTCGTCTGAAGCAGCAATCTTCAAAGCCAGCTCTTCATAGTCAACTCCTAACTGCCTCAAGAACATCATCAAGTCATTCAATCCAACCTTCCCGTCCTGTAAATCTTTTGCCAATTGACCCTGTGACCTTCCAGAGGCCTCTTCAATTTTTGTAAAAGCGCCTGGCAATCTTTCAGCAATTTGATTGATTTCTTCCGCAGAAACTTTGCCTTTTGAGAAAATTTGCACAAGAGCCGTGATGGCGCCCTCTGCTTGCTGCGCGTCACCGCCAGTAGCAATAATTGCAGCGTTGATATTTCTAAATGCCAGCTCAGTGTCGGTAATATTGCCACCCGCTCCCTTGACTGCTGCCGTCAAGCGAGTTATGCCTCTTATCGCAACATCTTGTGGAATATTGAGGTCCTTGGTGACCTTTGTAGAAGCCCTTAGCGCTTGTGTATATGCTTCCTGCGTCCCAGTAATTCCCCTCAAGGATATTCTTAGCTTTTCAAGTTGAGCCGCATAAGAAGCGAATTCTCCTAATTGCTTCCGCAACATTCCAGCTTGGGCACCAAGAGCTGCTCCAGCAAACGCGCCTTGGACGCCCCCAAAAGCCGCGCCCCCCAATGCACCGAAGGCGCCCTCAGGCCCTCCAAAGATACCGCCAGATACAACTGCTCCAGCAATTTGAGTGGTAGCTCTCGCCCCGAGTCCACCCTTCTTTTTCTGGCCTTGGGCTTTTTGTAATTTTTTGGTGTACGCATCAATATCAGCAGTAAGCTCTTTGAACTCTTTGCTGTTTAAGTCAGCCTCTCTCCTTAATCCTTTTAGCGCACCGATCTGACCTTCAATGGTACTTATGCTGTTATTGCCCTTTTGTCCTAACTGAGTTACCTGCTGTCTAAGTTTTTGAATTGTTTGACTGGTGGGGCCTGATATTACTTGCAGTCTTTTTATTGAACCGCCGATTTTTTCAATTACTGCCTGAGCGCCTTTATCCCTTAGATCAACCTCGATGGAAAGAGTCTTAACTTTTGCCATCAGAGCGCTTCCTCAGTTCGTTAAGAGCTGCTGCCTCCAAAATTTGAAGGCGTTCCAGCGTGTCGCGACGATCTTCCACATTGTAGAGGTCAAACAAGCCCCCGGAACACAGCAAAACCTCATATCTCAACCCAACAAATCCACCCATCGTCACCTGCCATTGCGTCTGCATACGCAGAAACATCATCACTGCGTCCCAGTTCTCTTCCCAAACCTCAAAGTCATTTGACTCTTTCAGTTTTGGTTTTGGTAGCTGCAATCCAAATGCCGCTGCGTCTTCTCCTGTCTTGTCCTCGACAGGAGTATCACCTGAAGCCCAGTAAGCAGCGGCTGCTTTTAGTTTCCCGCTTCTGCCTCTGCGTAAGTGGCCGCGTAAGTGTTCAAAACAGCTTTGATCCAATCAGCATCATCTGCTTGCTCTTGAAGCACCTCATCGCTAAAAGGTACTTCTTCTCCATCCTCGTCGACGATTCCCTCCCATCCAACGAGCACTTTTCTGATCAAACCGATATTGTCATCGTCTTTGCTGTCCTGAAGCTTCGACATCTTTTCTCTCTTGAAGATGGCGATAAACTCTGATGTCTCGAATTCACCCGGCTTGCTATCACTAGGCTCTTGAACTTCGACCGGCCACTTGAAGGTTTTAACTTTTTTACGAACAAAAGCCATTAGATAAGGGCATAAGCTGGCTCAGCTTACACAAAAAAAGGGAGCCCGCAAAGGCTCCCACATCCCCCTTGTTCGACCTGGCCAACCCTTAGGTGTAAACCAGATCAAACTCAGCATTAGCGGCAGAGTCAGGCACGCAGGTGTAGGGGATCTCCAACATCGCAATGCCGTCGGCATCGCCATATGAGACATCGCCAATGTCCACCTTGCTTGAAGTGAACTGGACCTTGTTCCCAGCAACAGTGCCGTGAGTAAAGGTCAAGTTACCAAGAGCTGCATCGTCATCTACTGCAGAGGCAAAATAGTCCTTGGTCCCCAGCAGCACTGCTTCAATGCTTACTGAGCCACTAGCGGCGCGATCAGTAATCAAAACCTCTTTGGTCCCTCCAACAAGCTCCCTGTAAACAGTCGAGTTGCCAAGATCGAACGAGAAGCTTTGAAGCGCTCCAGAATACGAAAGCAGTTGGAAGCCGGTCACATTGCCATTTTTGAAGACCAATGGATCGTCTTGGTTGGCATAAGTAGGTGTAAGCAGGGCGCTGTCGTCAGGGGCGTTGTAAATACCCGTAAACGAGAAATCAAGCGTCGGGATTGACCCGACCTCTGCGCTGATTGAAACTGTGCCTCTGCAACCAGTCGCCTTATGGCGGATACCATCAATCATGTAGTAGATGGTCACTGAAGAGAAGGAACCACTTACTGGCTCGTAAGTAACACTGGTGTCTGCGGAAACAGTTTCAGAAAGGCCGCAAGCCTTAAGAGCCTTGCCGTACTGGGGAGCAGTGCCTGCAGTTCCAGAGCCTGCCATCTCAACACTAAAAGTGCATTCAACCTTTGTATTGGCCAAAAGCTGTTGAGATGCGCCCAAGTAAGGACGAATCAAGTCGCGGCTGACAACATCACTGCTCTGAGGAGTGATTGTCAGATCCCTTACTAGAACGGAGTTGGATCCGACCCGTAGCTCGACTCCGTCTCGATGACGATCAGTCGTTTGCGGAGTAGCAGTGCCATCAGATTGTTCCTGTGACGGTTGTGGTGGTTGCGTCCGCTGAATCAGGGTGCGTACGCCAGTTTCAGGATCAAGGAGATAAGTTCCGCCTTGCCCTGTGTGTTCATCCAACATGGTAAGTGCAGAGGGTGGTTAGGTTCAGCGTAGCCCTGACTGTTTACTGAGTTAAATCATCAACCTGCGTGCGGTAGCGAATGTCGTACTCGCAGAAGATCACACCTGCTGGCTCATCAGCCTCAAGCAACTGAAAACTTGTTGTGGCTGGCTCCACGTCAATCGCATGCCCGCCCAACGTCAGATCGGACATGATTTTGGAATGCAAGCTCTCAATTGTGTCGTCGGCAGCCTGGTCAGGCACTGTTGCTCTTTCTATGACGACGATGCGAACCCTAAAAGTCCAGTCGAGAGTTGGCAAGCTGGTGTTTTGCTCTGGAGTATCGCTAACCGGCTCAATCACGATTGCGGGAGACTCGGCACGGCTTAACGGTTCAACTCGACTCCTGTAAATCCTTGTGCCTACGCCAGAAGTCCCAGAAAGAGCAGTCGCAATCGCAGAGAGGATGCTTTCACGCTTGGTAGTCATATCTAATCCTTCATCAGCATTACGCGCATAATTTTACCGTCGTCCAAAAGCATTGGCTCCCTTACGGTGTAATCAACGCTGTCAACAGTCATCGTGTCCCCTCTTGAAGCAGAGGAAAAATCAGATGTTTTAACTACAACTGCATAATCAGTCGTCAACACGACTCCGTCAGCAATGATTTCATTTGGTGACTCAAAATATCCGACGCTTGTTGTGTCACCAAGTACTACTGACACCGTGAAGCCCGGTGTATCGAAAAAAGCGTCTAGGTCTTCAGTGAAGGAAAGAGTCATGCAAAAAGCCCCCGCAAATGCGAGGGCTATGAGTCGGAATCAGTTGTACTTCTTGCGTCCCAAAGCGGTAACGCTTACAGCACCTGCACCAGTACCACCAGCGACAGTGATAACAGCACGCGCATAACGTCGAATCTCGTCAGTGTTGACGATCAATGTTTCAACAAGTGCAGAGTTCGCTGTGGTTGTGGTGAAAGCCAGGCCGCTTACATCAGCAAAGCTGCTGTTGTCAGCAGAATCCTGCACCTTAACGGCATAAGTGATTCCTGATCCACCAGCCTCAGCATCGAGAATCATGGTGATGTCACCCTCGTAATCGAGGAGGTCAACACCTGTCTCGTTGCCAGTGGCAGTGACAACATCATTTGGAGCGAAAGACAGAACTGTCAAAGTCCGTCGAGTGTTTCCAATACTCATTCCTTAGTCCTCTTTTTTGGGGTTGGCTTTTTAGGTGGACAAGAAGGCGGTGCCTCCTCGGCGGGGGCCGTCTCCGCCTTGTGCTCAATAGCCTTGCTCAGACTGATAAGAGTCAGAGCAGTGCCATTTTCAATATCCAGGATGGAGCCCGCATCAGCGGGCTTACCTGAAATCATCACTGGCCTCAAGATTTCAACTTTCATGAGTCAGAACGATGAGAACTACTTGGATCAAGTGCCGTAGCAGAAAGCGCCAGGCTGCTTAACGGCGAAGTCAACATCTTGCAGAGCAATAATGCGAACAGTGCCAGAAGTGGCGCCAGCAAACGGATCAACAGTCAGATCCAAGCCAGACCACATTGCCATGATCAGCTGCGAGAAATCACCAAACAGAGCGTCGTTGTTTTCGAGCTGATTTGAGACCGTCACGGGGTAACCGTTGATCTCGTCGTTCTCGTAAACGAACTGACCAGTGTTAGAAGCTTTCTCAGTGCTCTTCAGAGCACCACGCGCAGATGCGTTGATGATGTAACGCAGTGCGCCAGCATCGGCGTTAGCCACAGCCACATCGGTTTCCATGCCGATGTACTGAGCAAAAGTTCCGAAGTCTGTGATGGTTTGAGAGCCAACACCAGTGGTGTTGATAATTCCCAGAGGCTGGTTGGAAGAACCAGAACCATTCAGACCAACGCGATCTAGCTCAAGAGCCAGAACTTGAGCCAGGTCGTCACGGACCATCTGCTCAACGTCGATGCTGGACTGCAGCAGCAGCTTGCGTGAGTAGTCGACAAAAGCACCACAAGTCTTAGGTGAAAGATTCACCTGCTCGATGGTTTGCTGTGACTCGGTGGGAGAAGATCCCTCACCAACCCAGTAAGCGGTCGCGCTAGCAGTCTGCTTGGGGATTGAGATGTTGCCGTTAATCCCGCTCAGGGTGGTCATGCCAGCACCAGCCAGTGCAAGCTTGTTGCGCAGCAAGTCGATGAAGCTGCCAGAAAGCAGAACATCCTCAACAAGATTGCCTCCAGCGGTGGCAGTGCCCACGTTCAAATCACGACGCAGTACCTCATTAGGAACCACGATGCCGTTAGAAGAACGGTCGTACTTCTTGGCTGCCTCTCTGCCGACTTCAATTTCAAACTCAGCTTCGCGACGTGCGCTTGCATCGCCAGGGCTGGCTAGATAGTTGAGAGCGCGGAGGAAGCTAAAGCGCTTGGTCTCCTGCTGAGAAAGGCCGAGGTCGTTAGTAGTGACATCGGTAGAGCGGATAGGCTGTTCCACTTGAGAAGTTCCGATTTTTTCGAGGATTGCAGCACGAGCCTCGTCAATGGAGTTGTCTCCATCGATCAATTCTTGTGCCAGGTCTGCCATACGGTGCTGAGCACCGAGGGCACTGATAGCGGCAACACGGTCTTTTTCGGCCTTCTTAGCCTCCGACCGGATCACCTCCAGGTTTGGAGCTTGATCTTCCATAACAGGAGTGGG